GGTAGTTACGAGTCTGCGCGGTGTTGGCACCAGCAGAGTAGCGACGAGAAGGAGTGAGACCGTTTAGGGCTTTTGTAGTAGTCATACTACGCTCTCCTTTTAAAGATGAGTAGAATAAATAGTAGGCTTCTAAGCCTGAAATTGTGCCATTCTACCCTTGGTTACAGTTGAAGTGCTACTGTTTGAAATGGGCATTTTAGAATTTGAAGCTGACATAAGTTGCTGATTTACAGCCTCCATAAGATCATTTGCCTTTGCTTCGTAGTAATCATTTCTGGCAGCTGCTTTGCCTCGGGGCATCTTGGCTAGAGCGACATCCCCCCGTACAACGCAGTTGGTATAGCGTCCCGTATCTAAAACAGTTGCAGAGTGTAACATCTCAGGAACTTCTTCAGGAGTTACAAATACCCATCCCTGCGTCATCTTGTTACCTACATTCTTGTAGTCATCTTCACCTTTGAGGGTGATACGCACCCAGCGGAGAACCATGTCTTCATTGGTAAATCTGTCTACAACACCTGCAGGTACATCAAGATAATTTGGTTCTTGATAAGTGTACTCTTTTGCTTCAGTTTCCCTTGTCTGTGTTGCTCTACTACTTGTTTTACTCATCTTTAAACGCTCCTTCTTTTTTTGTTACGCGCACTTAACTTAACCAATTGGTACATATTCACCTGCTGCTCTGTCGGCTCTTGCTTTTTCTGCGGCATATTTCTCAAGAGGAATATTCCACTTCTGAGCTAACTTAACATCTGCTTGACTAAGTTTAACTTTCTTACCCTTACCACTGGTGGTTGAACTGCGCGACTGTCCTGCTACCACCTGCTGTGTAGGTTGTGAACCTACCGCTGCACTTGTCTCTCCGCTAAACTTATGCGGAAACTCTTCTTTCATTCTTTTATCTACTTCCTCATAAAACTCAGGAGTAGAAGAATCATAACCTTGTTGTTTAAGCGTGGCGTCAATTGTAAGAGCCGCCACTGTCATAATCTGGTTTGTGTTAAACCAAGAATTTTCAGCCTTTTGACTCCACTCAACTGCCAGAGGATCATACTCTGCTTGAGCTTGCTGCTGTTGAGGAGCTTGAGCTTCCTTCTGCTCTCTCTGCGCCAACTGTACTTCGTACTGTTCAATTGCTTGACGCTGTTGACTCAGAGTCGAAAGGTCTACTTGTCCCTTGTTTATTAACTCTTGTGCTTCTAGCATCTTTTCTTTTTCGCCCATGTCATAGGCATCAAGATAAGATTTCTTTGCTAGTTCAATCTGTTGCTGAAGAAGACGCTCACTGGTTGCGGTGTTTGTTTTCTGAGCTTCTACAGAGTATTTATCTCTTTCAGTTAGCTGGGCAATGAGACTTTGTTTCTCTTGTTCAGCCTTTGCCAGAAGATCAGCCTGTTCTTTTTTCTGTTGAACAAGTTGCCTGATACGCTTCTCAGCACCTTTTGTTTCTATACCTTCTAACTCTGGAACTTCTTTCTCAGCGGTAACAGGTGCTTCTGCTTTTACAGGTTCTTCTTCACCTTCAACTTCAAACTCTACCTTCTCTGTGTCAGCAGAAGGCGAAATATCTACTTCGTTCCACTCAGTAAGTTCTTCAGCTATGTTTTCTTTTGCTTCTACTTCTTGTTCTTCAGACATTATTTATTATCTCCATAGTTTGCGAGGACTAAGATTACGCACAGTTTAAGTATTAACACATTTAATTTCCTAATACAAGTGTAGTGTCTAGGTCTTCTGGATCAGAGATTCTCATCAAGACCTGATCATCAAAGATAAGGAGGAGCTTAACCCCTTTGTACACAAACCTTGTACCTGTAAGTTTTTGGTAGCAAACGTAGTCACCTTCTCTGCACCAAGCACCTGCAAGAAATTTATCTTTATCTTCGTAGGCCAGCGTACCTACTTTAAGAACTCTGCCAACCGTGGTAAGATAGGCAATGTCATCTCTGGCCTTCTCTGGTAGGAGGATTCCTCCTTTTGTTTTTTCTCTGATAGAAGTGGGTCTGATAAGAACATGATAACCGGGAAGGTCTGGAAGAACCTCTGGGTCCGGTACATCATTCTTGGTAATCCACGCATCGTTTGTAATAGCCCCGCCTAGTTGAGGATTAATCATTATCGTCGTCTCTTTCCATTCTTTTGTTTACAATGTCAGTCAGTTTATTGTAAGACCATTCAATTCCTGTAAGTGTTCCTACAACCTGCCTATAATGGTTATAGTCCTCTACGTGTCCCTTTGCAAGGAATTCTTTTAAAGTATCTTCTTCTTCTTTAAAGTGCCTTCGTATCTCGTCAAAAATATCCATGCTTATGCTTTACGCGCTAACCTTTTCTTTTTCTTAGAAGGGCGTTTTGGTTTCTTAGAAGTAGACATGGCAATGGCCACTGCTTGCTTCTGAGAGTAGCCTTCTTCTCGTAATTTTTTAATATTATCTGAAATTGTTTTAGAGGACTTTCCCGGTTTAAGTGGCATCGGTCTTTCTCATTTCAGTGGAAAGATTCCTTGCTCTGGAATAAGTCTGCTTGGCCCATCTGGAATCCATCATCTGAGTAGCGGCTTCGTTAAAATCTTTTGGTTCTTTTTTCAGTGCTCTAAACATTTTTTTAAACTTTGAAACTCCGGTTTCTCCCATTTGATATACCATTTCTATAATGATTTCTTCTGGTACACAAGGCAAATCTTTTACCTTATTCTTTGTAATAAGTCTTTTGGCACCTTCTTTAGCAAGGCGCAAATCTTTTTGAAAGAGTTTTTCCCATCCTTCTCTGTCTGTGGGAAGCTCTTCTCCTGCGATGATTCTATGTCCATAACCTCCTGTAAGAAAGCCAAGCGTGTCAGTATAGGGGTGTCCCACGTATCCTTCATGTCTTTTAATTCTTTCCTCTAATAGCTCTTCTGTGCTCATATTTATTTCTCCAGTTTAGCAACGCTAATTAAAGTATCAAGAGCAGTCTTACCCCTGTTGAGTTTAGCGTCTCCCTCTACTTTTTCTGATTCAAGAGAAAGTTTTGCAGCTGCTTCCAGAGCTTTGTTTGAGTCTCTATCAGCTTCCAGAGAAAGTTTACTAATGTCTATCAGAGCATCTAGCTGAACTTTCTTGTCAGAGCTTTCGTGTTCTTTGGTCCTGACTTCTAGATCAGCTGCTTTTTCTAGAGCATCCATCTGTACTTTCTGTTGATCAAGTTGTAGTCTTTGCTGCTCAATATTCATCATCTGTTGTTCTGGACTCTGTGCAATACCTAGAGCAGCGTTGGCATTGGCCACGCCTTCTGCAGCTTGGGCCATTACCATTTCACTGGTTTGTGGATCAGTGGCTACTCCTGTGACCATGCCGCCTATTTGTTCTTGATACTTCATCAGCATATGGTCTCTGATATTGGCATTAAGAATAGGTACAATTTGTTGCATCATGGGGTTTGCACCGTTACCAGGGTCTTTGAGGAAAGCTGTTTTAAACTGAATGTGAGCATCATGGTTCTGACCAGGAAAAGCAGCAATGGGTAAACCTTTGGAAGCTGCCATGATATCTGCCAGAGGGTCTTTAGGTTCTGGTTTTTGTTCTGGTGGTAGAACTTCGTCTAGGTTTGGAAAGTTTGCAGCTGTTAGAACTTCTCTGTAGAGGGCTGGCATATTAAAAGTACCAGGAGGAGTTTGGCTAGCAAGTTGAATAGCCATCTGTCCTAGTGCTAGTCTATGAGCAGAAGAAGGAATATTAGGATCAGAGACAGGAATAACATCAATCCTCCCGTCAAAGTCTTCTTTGAAAATCTTCTGATCACCACCTACTACTTCATAAGGGTAGTCAGCTGGTAGGAAATCGTAGTTAATTCTGGCTAGAATATCAAACTCTTCTCTCTGAGCATTGTGCATTCTTTTATGAATGGCTGTTGAAAACTTAGAAGATGCATCGAGAAGAGCCATGGTGGTACCCACAGGACCATAGTTAGCAGAATCTGCAATGACTTGTTCTGTAGAGTCAGCAAACTTCTGCCCTGCTCCTACAACAAACTGTAGCATCTGTAGGAGGGTCTGAGAAGGTTCTTTATAAGGTAGAGGTACAATTGCTTTGGTCAGGTCAATACCAGTGCTCTCTACTTCTTTAAATTCACCAGGGGCAATTGGTTCGTTGTCTCCTACAAGTCTGACACCTCTGGCCTTGAAGCCACCAGGAAGGTTGGCAAACTGTCCTGCGTCTATCAGAGAACGCATGGCAGTGGTGGCTGTCATGGTCAGGTTACCCAGGAAGTGAATAAGACCTAGACCATAGAAAGCAAACCCTGGAACATACCTGTAGTGAGTAAAGTGAAGTATTCTTTCTCTGGTAAGGTCATTCTCTGCATAGTTTCTTTTAATACAGAGAACTTTTCTAGAGTGCATGTCAACTGTGACAACATATGGTAGAGCTATTCCGTCAGGGTCTCCATAAGGTTCTGGAAGGTCTAGGTAGCAGTGTTGTTCCAGAAGAACATATTGAGGATCGTCCTCTGCTGTTGCTGCTATTCCCATGATGTTATCTATTTTCTGTCCCATGGAAGTAGTATCAGGAGCTTCTGGAGCGCCTACATCTATGTCTCGGTACATTCCAGAGACAACATCTTTTTTAAAGTCGTTGGGAGAACGATAAATCATATGAGTATATCGCTCTGCTGTTCTGAGATCAGTGGCATAGTAAGACACATAGAAGTGATCCACTGGTACAAACTCTGACACAGGTCTCTGTCGTAGTTCATCGTAGTAAATTTTCTTAAAAGCAGAACCTACCAGCGGTAGATGAAAGAGCATACGCTCAAACTCGTCAAAGTATTCTGGCATCTGAGTGGTAAGCTGGTAGTTCATAAACTGTTTGACGCGTTGTGCCTGTTCTTCTCTGGGTACTGTGTTTGCCCCTATCACCTGTGCTCTGACAGGACCTGCAGGTGGGAAGAGTTCTTGAGAGGCTCTACTCTGAAACTTAACAGCTGATTCTATCAAGAGAGGGTGTACTGCTGTACAGGCACCGTCAAATGGTTCTGTTGTGTCTTGTAGCTTTAGACCTAGTAGATCAAAGCCGTGTTCAAAGATTTGCTCCCATTCTGATCTGGATTCTTTGTCTGTTTCATAGTTGTCAATGACAGTGTTGCCTATGTCAGCTAGATCATCGTCGTCTAAAATTTCTGCAAGATTTGCGTAGTGGTCATCTTCCATGTCCATCATGGCAATTTCTTCCATGTCACCAAACTCTACCTCTACACCACCGTCAGAGGTGGGATTGAACTGTACCGACTCTAGTTCCTCTTCGCTTACTAGACTTAAAGAGGGAGAATCTCGTCTAAGTTCTTTTACTTCTTCTATTTCCATAAAAGGGTTTTGTTCCACTGCCATGTTCTAGTTCCAGTTCCAGTAAGTTTTCTTCTTAGGTTTCTCTTCATCGTCGTATTCAGGATCATCGGGGTGAGACAGATGCCAAGAATCTTTGAGATAGTGCACAGCCATCGCCATTGCATCTACCTGATCATCGTGTCTGGCAAAAGGAAACTGTATTGCCTCTGCGTATAGGTCTTCTGCCCAATCTTTTCCTCGGGGGAGCCAGACTCTGCCAGCTTCTAGTAAAGGCGTAATTGCGTGTACTCTTGACACTTTATCACGGTCTGGAAGGTAATCCAACACAGGAAGACCTGCTCTTCGCATATCCTGTATCAGGCTCTGCCCAGAAGCTTTCTTTTCTATGATGCAGATGTCTGGTTGATAATCATCGTATAGGTCTTGCGCTGTTCTTCTTAGTTCTGGGTACTCTAATCTTTCCCTGACACTGCCCAGAAGAATAATATGAGGTGCCAGAAACTCTCTGCCTAGTGAATCAGTATAGGGGTAGTCAAACACACCCCATGTTTGGATCACTGAGTAGTCAGCGGTGCTCCGGGTGGAGAAGGCAGTGTCGTATGTTTGTATGATCATGTCACATTCTGGAGGTTCCTCGTCTGTCCAGTTCTGAAACCATTCAGACTTGATGGTAGAGCCCTCGTCAGGTGTGGGGTTCTGCATGTACAGGGCTTGCCAGTACTTGCCCCCGTTGTTGGCCCTGATCTCTGCCTCGTCTAGTCTAAGAAGCTTATCTGGTTTCCACTCCGGGAAGTAGGAAGAACCTTCTGGTAGGTCTAGAAGTGCTGCTGAGTCCTCGTCTAGCCACGCCGGGATAGAGATAACATCCCATGGGATTGTGTCCTCTGTCTCGTTGGAGAGGAGCCAGCCACAGAGATCATCTTCGTGGTACCGGGTGTTGATGATGATGACAGAGCCATTGGGCATCAACCGTGTTCTGAGACCCGAGGGGTACCATTCCTTGATGTACCTGCGCCCTGCCTCTGAGAAGGCGTCTTCTTCTGACATGGCATCGTCTATCAGTGCAATGTGTGCTCCGCGCCCTGCAATCTGTGACCTCACTCCTGCAGCGTAGTAGATACCGTTCTGCTTGGTCTTCCATTTACCAGCTGCTCTTACGTCTTCTCTGAGCGTGGCAGCGGGGAATATCTCTTGGTACAGGGGCATCTTTAGAATATCCCTGACAGTTCTGCCGAAGTCTGAGGCCAGCTGATCAGAGTGAGAGATGCTCATTATTTCGTGAGAGGGGTAGTTTCCTATGTACCAAGAGGGGAACAGTTGAGAACAGATCAGGCTCTTGGAAGAGCGAGGAGGGAGGAACACCATGAGCCTTTGTGGGTCTGGTGAGTCCACCACTCTCTGTAGCTTTTGACAGATTACTTCTATGTGTTTTCCTATTTTAAAATCAGGGACCAGAGAAGGAGCAATGAACTTGGTGAAAGAGAAGAAATCTACCTTTGCAGCTTCTATGGCCTGTAGGTAGAGAGATTCTCTGAGTTTAAGAGCGCCTTCTAGGTTCTCGCCTAGTCTTTCTTCGCTCACTCCTTACCTCCTTTGATCACAGAATATCCTGAAATATTGGCAAGTCTTTTGATATCCTCGTCTACATTGGGTGTGAAAGCTTCATCTATGCCTTGGAAGGTGGTGCTCTGTTTGATCTCACTCTTGTTGATAAACATGCCAAGGTGTTTACCCATGTTCTCCAGAGAACGGTTGGCGTTGGTGTAGTCATCTGCCTCTGTGGCTCTCATATAAGTCTGGTACATTTTGTCTAGTACCTTCTGAGCATCCCACGATACCTTCTCCACTACATCGTCTCTGAGTATTTCTATATAGGCTCTAAGCTTTGGGTTGGCAAGATACTGTTGTGCCCTACGACCAGTCCTAGTCCTGTCTAGGTCACCATCAGATTTCTTTACAGGAGCATACCCTGCTTCTAGGAGAGCATGGGTAGCGTCGTTGGTGGCTATGTATTCTTCTGCAAATCGAATTTGCTTTCTGGTCAGTCCATAGTTTTCTGATCTGGCATTCTCTGGTGTGTCGTACTGACCCTGTAGCCTACTCTTGTCACTGTCGCTCATCATAAATTTCTTACTCCCTCTTTTATAAATTATATTATACACACACCCTGAAGGGAACACAAGGAAGAAAGAAGGGGCTTGCCAAAGTCTGATAATCATGATATCCTAGCTTCCAAGCGACGAGGACATATATATTATATATATTATATTATATATTAGTATAAGTTATTTATACTAATTACTAATATAAATAAGATAATAAATATTAATAATAATAATATATTATATAATTATTAATATAGTTATTAATATAATTATTAATAGATATGCGCCGAAAGTGTATTTTATAAAAATTGCTCCGCTAGTGGGGGTACCATAATATATAATACAAAGCTTTAGATTTTTCCCTACCCCGTCCCTCTGATAGGTCAGCAGTCCTGCCCTAAATAGGTCAGTGGTTCTGTCCCATATCTAATAGGTCAATGTCACTGTCCTAATCCTGAATCGGATATTCTCCCCAAACAACGCAAGATTGTTGCGCGGAATAATGCATTATTTTGTGGACGGCATTCTTGGAATGTGATCTACTTCTAATGTCAGCGACGCCCTTGTGGCAAGCGACTGGGGGCAGGAACCCAATCCGCCCCAGAGCTTATGAAACTGCAGAGCGGTTTCGCTGACAAACCTTCAAACAATCTTAGGACTAATACTATGTTAAAGCACAGAATATGGAATAGCGTATCTAATATATTGTTCTCCGATGTTAGAGGCGGGGGACAGAATGGATATCGTAACACCAAGGTCAGAATAGCACTCTCGGCAATGGTACGGATTGGCTGGATAGAGAAGGGCTGGATTGGCCATTTCGAGAAGACCTTGTGGCAAGATGCCAAACTTATAATAGAGCAGGGCGAGTGGACGGGAACGATTTCCGATCTAATGGTTTTCCGGTTCTGGCATCATGTAGCGATAAAGGCTGGTGACGAATACACTAGCCTCGGCGTGAAGTTTCGGCGACAAGCTGCAGAGCCATATCAGAACGATAGCGTGATATGGTCCAAGTCAGAATTGATTGTTGATAAATCAGCAAGTCGGAAACGTCGCGCAGCTTAACAGAGCTTGAAGGGGCGAGGCGGGGGGAGTGTAGAGCAAAGCACTCTCCCCAATTCGTTTGATCAATTGAGAGAAACAATCATACTGGTCTGGATTGCGGCTTATGCTGCTGCAATTCTGGCAATGCTTTCAATGGCAATATAGGAGGGGCGGGGGCGAAAGCCCTCCCCACTATTTCCCTAGGTGTTTGTTAGTTTCATGACTGCAATCATTAGTTATATAGTATCATGACTGCAACCGTTAGAACGATAAGCGCGCATACTATCCAACTCCACAAGGGACAGTAAGCGGGCTTATCAATTTATACTAGTGTTGCCAACTGTTTACCACAAGATAAGCGTACATATCTTTTTATACAGAATACTCCGCGTCTCTTGTATACAATATGAAATATAAATTAATTGTACTTAATCTAAATTAGTGTATTGACACCTCCCCCATCTACCCCCTACTATCCCCCTAGTTAATCACATCAGGATATAGACCATGCCCTTCGATTTCACCAGTGACCTAGACCTAGCCATCACTGATTATAAGCAAGCCAACAATGCCAAGCCTAACGGGTTCATCATATACCGTGGCCCTTCTAAGCTAGACGGTAAGCCTATTGTGGTGATTGCAATACCCAAGTCTAGCAATGATAAGACAGACGATATGCTACAGACGTTTATCATGCGCGCCGACGTTCCCCCCTTGGATGCGCTCAAAAGCGGCGACGATTACAGCGTTTGCGGGGATTGCTTGGCAAGGCCAGCTAATAAGGGCTGGTGTTATGTCAATGTGGCGCAATCTGTCAACATGGTATACAAGTCCTTGGTGCAAGCGCCTATTATCCGGAAGGGTATCGACACGGGGAACACGTATAAACCTTATTGTGATATCTCTGACAATTGGCTGGCCATTACCCAACTAGGTACCGACAAGGATAATCGCCTAGGTACATACGGTGATCCGGCGGCGGTTCCCCTTGACATATGGCACAAGCTAAACGCTCACGCTCACGGCTGGAACGGGTATACCCACCAATGGCGCACCGTATCCCCCGCTTATTCTAAGTATTGCATGGCCAGCATAGACAAGCCTTGCGACACCATCGCCGCTGAGATGATGGGATACCGTTGTTTCATTGCCCACGTGCAAGGGGAGGACAAGCCCTCCGATACCTCTTACAAGGTGGTGACCTGTCCCGCTGATAAACAAGTACACGGGGAGGCCCTTGCCAGTTGCAAGAGCTGTCTAGGGTGCGGCGGTACAGGTGGGCGCGGCACTACCCATAGGTCAATAACGGTACACGGTACAGGGTATAAGGTGAAGAGGTACCTTGAATGGAGGGAAGCGGGATAGAAATAAACACTTGACAGGGGGAAGCACCCTAGACTATGTTCCCCCTGTCACCTACTTAAATCTAACAAGGGATACCGAGACAATGGACAACCAAGAAACCACCAGCAACACCACCACCCTACGCCTAACCATCACCATAGACATAGACAGGGACACGGTCCCTAGCTTTGGCACTGTCCGGCGCGATGGTCGCATAGGTGCAAAGAATATCAGCAACAACCTCATGGAGAGGGGCATGAGCGTCAAGAGTATAGACGTGCATGCTCGATCTGTGATAGAGACAGAGGCAGAGGACTAGAACACCATGGAACAATTACACCCACGCCACCAGCTACCAAGGGACACGCACCTAGACATAGCAGAGACGCTAGAGGGTAACCTCCGGGTATGGCTCACGGCTATTCACCCAGAGGCCAGCGCCGAGGTCCTTAGCATGTACGCGGAGGAAATTGTAGACCAAGCCTTTGACGCCATACATGATTTATCAATGGACATTGACGCAACACCTACGGAGTGCTAGACTATGGAGATGTTAAACCTAGAAGAATTCATGCAAGCACAGATCAGTGACAGAGTGAAGGCCATGAGGAAACGAGAACGCAAAAGACTGGACAAAATACAGCGGCACACTCCCGCCAGAAATCCCATGGCTAAAGCTATGTGGGACAAGGGACACCCTGTCGAGAAGGTAGACACAAAATATAACAGAAAGAAATTACAAAAGCCTGTTGACATCTACCGGGATACTGGAATATAAATCTATAAGCCTACATTGAAACACAACACAAGGAACTAAACCATGAACGATGTACTAAGCTTCCGCTCACCCACTGCACAGACAGCACAAGACCTGTTCTCTGAACACAATGAGACAGAGAGGGCGCAGCGTTTCTTATCGCCTGTCTCTGAGCAAGACCTATGGTTTGAGCGTCCCTCCCCTTACCACGCCAGTTCTCTGCACGGNAGCAAGCTTACAGAACTAGAAAGTCANAAGGTTCTGGTGGATACGTGGACAGGTGCCAGCACAGGCGTGGTAGGTNACAAGTACAAGATCACGCAGATGGGTGACTTCACCAAGGCCACAGAGGAAATGCTACTGGAAGCCCTGCCNAATGACAAGTTCAAGGACATGGAAATCTCTGACAGTATGTCTCACGGTTCAGCTATCAGGTGCCGGAAGTATACCTTCCCCGCATTTGCCAAGCCCATTGAGACACGCAAGCACAGCACAGATGTAGCCCTCACCGTTGCCCTGATCCAAAGCTATGACGGGTCCACCTCCAATGGCTTTGTCACTGGCCTACTGGATTTCTTCTGCACCAACGGCATGATCTCCGGCGACTATACCAAGGGGAACAAGCGCCACACCTCTGGCTTTAACCTCTCCAACTTTATCCTAGACATGGACAAGGTGGTCAGGGATTTCTACAAAGATATCCAACGGTATCAGGTGATGGCAAGCACTGACATACGCATACCACAGGCAGAGGCAGTGCTAGAAGCTCTCCCGGGGATGAGCGACAGGCTTGCAAAGGTTATGAAAGATCAATACCTTACGGAGGTAAGCACCCGTGGCTCCAACGTGTGGGCCTTGGCCTCTGCCCTGACCTACTACAGTAGCCATAACTCTGAGGAGTTCCCTGTCAAGGGGTCAGCCTCTAACGATAACGTAACCAAGTCCCTGCTTGACAGGTCCCGGCGTGTCAACACTTGGATGAACAGCACACCTTTCCAAAGCCTACTCTTAGCAGCTTAACCCCAACACAGGAGGATCATGCACATGATCACCATACGTCCCTTCCACTCTCCTCGCACCGAATGGGTGCGCCGTGCAACTGACCAGAAGTGGGTCAAGTGGGTGGAGAAACCT